CCGATAAGGTCATGTTCGCCGCGATATACCAGAGGTGAAAGACCCGTTTGTTCGTTGGGAATAATCTCCAACATTCGTGGGGTATTTTCGATAAGCGTAAGCAGCTCGTCAGGAGTGGGCAAATATGGAGACGTGCTATCTGTCCCATAAATCATGTTCTCAATAGCAGTGAGTACTTCCGGTTCCATGATCGTCGAGTCGATAATCACATGTGCCGTAGGAGCCAAACCCTTTACGGACACCGGCGTAGCTGTGAGATCCCAGCTAAATTTAATAGGATCGCTCGAATCACTTAGTGATGCATATTCGCGATCAGTCGGTGACGCCATTGCATTGTAGATCAGATGGATCTTGTACCCTCGACCAAGACCTTCGAGATCGTTTCCAATCTCGGTTCGGTATGCTAGCCCAAACTTCTTTCGGGGCTGCTGAGTTACGAAAAGACCATAGTGGATGGCTACTGTACCATCGCACAAATCAAATTCAGGGGGCGATAAAAAAGCTTCGAGAGTTGCGTGGTATTCCTCAACCTCTGAAACCTCGATGTATTTAGTTCCATCTTGGTAATATGGTTGAGGAGATCCTCCGTTTGGTGAATCGTTGATGGATATGAGACCATTCCATACAACTGCATCACCCTCAACGAAAAGAACGCCTTGCTTAACTCCAGTTTCGAAAGTCCGCTCACCGTTTTTTCCCCAAATAAGTTTAGCCATTGTCTTCCTTTCTGGGGAATCTAGCCCGGAGTGTTGTACTGAGCCCTACGAGCTTCGTTAAGTTTTCGGTTTCGATTAGCCAAGTCACGCTGACTCATCTTAGCTTTCTTATCGGGGTTGTTCTTCTTATTACAGACCTCAATATATGTGAAGAGGCGATTCAGATGCCAGTTTTCACATTCGAAAGGTATCGTAAGAGCATTCATCCAATAGTAGATGAGCTCCGAAGTGACAACCTCGTTGTTTGGACGTTTAGGAGCGCCACCTGAGTCAGCAAACCATGTAGCTGTCATTTTTGAGTTGATGTATGCGTTAATCTTCTTAACTTCAACATCGGTTAGTCGCTGATAAACCTCAGGTGGAACATTAGGTGTCAATGTCATGGCTACCACATACCAAAGTGCTTCCTCATCGGAATGCTTCTTGGATGTAAGGAAGGCCTTTTCCCATTTAGACTCCCATTTCGAAAGGGAGACCAGAGAATGCTCCAACTCCAAAGTAACGGCTTCTGTGTAAACGAATTCCTGTTTGGATTCGTCCCATTGTTCGATACCCGGAATCGTTAGTGTAAGCATTCTCCGGTCTCCTTTCTATTGTTTTTGTTTTTGGTCTAGCCGAGGTCGCCTAGGTACTTCGGTTCGAACCAGACATGATCGAATCGGATCACAGCGCCACCGACAGTGGCCTGCAGGCCAAGGTCGACGTTTACGGTTTTGGTACCCTGCCCGGCAGTGAAATCGAGGGCGAATTTTTTCCAACCGGTACCAACGTCGACCGTCTGGACGGGCGTCATTTTCACATCTAGCCCGGCGATGACAGCCTGCCCATAGTCGAGAGACTGCAACCTGACGAACGCCTTGTCGACTCCTAGCTGCGTACCTGACACTGCTTTACACTGTCCGCTGAGCGTGTACTGACGGCCCGGGACCACCTGTACTTGCTGGCGAACGTAGGCGTAACCGGTATTGTCCGTAGTAGACAGTTCCAGTGCGTTTACGCCCGGGTAGTCCGGCGCGGGGGTGTCAGCAACTACCGAGAACAGGCCGTTAGTAGTCTTGAATCCGTGCCATCCCGGGACGGGTTCATTGATGCCGGTCGCGGCCTCAAACCCGGCGTTGAGCAGAGATCGTGGTGAGGGGAACGCTTCACTGGCCGTAATAAGCGGAATGCCGAGCGTGACGCACAAATCGAGAACCTCAAGCACGTTAGCCGTTGTCGGGTTCACGGCAGTGTCTAGGTTGTGGAAGAAGATAGGTACGATCACGGCAGAGCTAGCGGCCTTGCGGACCATGTTTAGGATCTGCGCCTGATTATTTTCGTTCCATGCCGTCCGGTTGATAAGCAGCGGCGGGGTGTCGCTGTAGCGAGGATAGACAACAGAGCTAGTTGTCACGGCGGTGTCGAGCCAGCGGTCATAGCGAAGGTAGAGCTGCTGGTCTGTGGCGAGGTTCCGACCGCCCGAGCCGGTCCCGAACGGGTAAGCCCATGTCATGACCTTGCCCGCGCCGAGCAGGTTCTCGAGGTATGTCTTAGGGTAGTCATATTCAGCGACCCGCTGCACACTGGTCAGGCTGGTCATGTTCGCATGGGTTTTAGAGTGTGCTGCGATTTCGTGCCCGGCAGCGGCCAGCGCTAAAATGTCTGCGTCGTGCATGTAGTTCGCACCGGCCAGCATCAGGTCTGGGGTCATGCAAAATGTACCCTTCTGCCCGCGTGCGTTCATCCAGCCCGCGACGGTTTTCATAGCAACATAGGCATCATCCATGGTCAGAACCACAGCCCCGCGCCCCGTGTCGGTCAGGCGCTTAGCAGTTACCCCCTCCGACTTGCTGGCAAAAGCGGCATTTTGTGCCGCTTGAGACAGGCGGGTGGGAAGGACTCCCTCAGGCACGAGACCTGCTTCATCAGACTTAACGAAGGTCGCTCCAAGCTCTACCGAGTCGGCGATTGCTTGATTTACTTCTGTTGGAAAACCGTTGTTTTCATCGATATTGGGGTAAATAAGAAAATTAGTCATAAAGGCTCCAAAATTAATAATCAGGAACCCGTATGGGTTCTCTTATGTTGAACCTGAAAGGAAGTCAGAGACTACTAATAGTTTCTGACTTCCTTTCAAGCTTATTAGACATCGTAAAACCAGTCGCTGTCGGTCATATCTGGGAAGATATAACCCTCCGCAGGAATTGCTTCTACAGTAGTGTCTGCTGAAATAACTACTGGCCCAGACTTAGTGATACCGTTAATCTTATAGACTACGCCAAAGACTGCGGGTATCGTGATTGTGTGAGTAGCCGCATCATAGGTGGGTGCCTTAGGGCTGACTACTACGGTGCCAAAAAAAGATCGACGACCTCTGCCGGGGTAGGCAGCTTTGCTTCATCAGTAGCATTGCCATAAAGGATGGCCTCTAGAGCAGCGAGGTCAGCCGCATCGACCTTCGTCGAATCGATCGTGAGAAGCGCCGTAGGCTTGAAGCCGGGCACATCGACCGGAGAGGTCGTCAGTTCCCAGCTGAAGGTCAGAGCCTCAGGAGAGTCATTGATCGTAGTGTAGGCCTTCTCCGTGGGAGCAGCCTGTGCTCCGTAGAGCAGGTGGATCTTGTAGCCCGAATCCGAGTTAAGGTCGTCGCCGATCTTAGTCTGGTATGACAGGCCGAAGATTTCACGCTTCTGCTGACCGATGCTGACACCCACGGCGATTTCCGCAGAGCCATCGCAGGCAGCGAATTCATCCGGGTAGGTGAATGCCTCGACCGTTGCGCTGAGCTCCTCAGCAGATACGAGGTTTGCGTACACAGTGTTGTCTGCGTACTGCTTGTTGGATTCAGCACCGGAAGGGCTTTCGGTGACAGAAACAAGGCCGACCCAAGGGGAAGCCTTGTCGTATGCGCCAGTTTCGCTTCGGCGGTAGAGAACGCCCTTGCTTACGCCGGACTCGAACACTCGAGCTCCGGGAGTACCCCATGAAAGCTTAGCCATGGTTTATTCCTTTCAGAAGTAAATATTGAATACATCGTGGTAAAGTTTGTCTACCACAAAGCGCCTGTCAAAGGAGCAAAGGGGTAGATCAGCAACTGCATCGGGAATAGTACTTGTACTATCCCTGTCCATGACAGTTACTTGGTAGCGCTTCGAATGACGATATGGAGTGTTGTCTGCATGACTGGATTCACGCCTATCTAGGTGATAGATGATGCATGGATATTCCATCATGTCTGCAGGCGGTTCCTGAAAGAAAGCTTTCTTAACTCCCGGAATTCCACTAAGCAGCGCTTGGAGCTGTAGCCTTCGGTCCATTGTAGACATCCCCCATTCCGATTATCAGACGAGGGCGTTCGACTTGAATACTATCGATCGTCCAGAGAACTCCTTCAAACTTGATGTACCGCATGTGCCTTATGTTTTCAAAGGAATACTTGGTTCCAACAATACTGATTGAGTTACTCAAAAGAGTATCGGTATTAATCTTGTCGTTGTCGTTGGTTCGAAAGTTACTACGGAGGACGTCACCATAGAATTTGCGTTCTGTGATGACGTCCTCTGTAATACCCGGCGCTGTTTCCACGATGTCCCCGAAACCGATTTCACCGTAGAATCGTGCCATTTTGAAGTGTTACTTACGGCGCGGTGTAGGTGAAGACCCAGTGACGAGTCGACAGCGGAGCGAGGTAGTAGCCGGACTGCGGCTCCGCATCGACATCGGTGGACTCGGTGATCTGGACGTCGCCCGTAACCACTTCGCCATCGATCAGGTAGTTGACTCCGGTGGTACCCGGGATCGTGATCGTGTTGGTGGAGGGGTTGAAGGTCGGGGCCGCAGCAGTAGCTACAATACCCTGATCGCGACGGATGACCAGAGCCGACTTGGGCTTGGTCAGTGCACCCGACAGGCGGGTTTCCATCAGGTACTTGTACTGGTTGAAGTCGATGTCGAAGTCCTCGAAGGAGGTGATTTCGCCACCCTTCGTGGAGCCGACGGTGTA